GGGAAAGCGATTGAGAAACTTTACAGCCGGATAAAACGAGCGAGGGCAAAGTCAGGCGGGATAGCGAAGTTCATGTTCTTGGCATCGAATCCCGTTAAAGACGTTCTCTCACGCATCATCAAATCGGGTGATCAGGTCGAGTTTCCAGACGATACATCAAAACCATTTGAAAACCACATGCGATGCGAGCGGCGGGTGGTTGAGAAAAACAGCAAGACGGGCGAGGAGATAACAAGATGGTTGCGACCCGGCAACAAAGCTAACCACCTTTGGGACTGTATGTGCTATCAAGTCGGTGCGGCCCTAGCTTTCCGCGTGTTTGATGCTAAAGATGACGAATAAAAGTTGTTGACGGGTTTCTAGTTTTCACCTAGAAAAAACCCATGCAGACGATTTCCCTACCTCCCAACCTTACCGGCTGGGTTGCGTCTGAAAAACTGGATGGAATACGCGCCATTTGGACGGGTGAATTTTTCATGACCAGACAGGGGAAAATCCTTAACGCTCCGGCATGGTTCACCGCAGGAATGCCAGACGTTCGCCTTGATGGTGAAATTTACATGGGGCGCGGTTCATTCAATCAGCTTGTTTCCACCATCCAGAAAAAAGGATCGAATTGGGATGGCGTGCAATATCACGTTTTCGACTATGCCGACAACAGCGCGACGATTACCGATGGTATCGCCAAGTTGCAAACGCTATCACTTCCGAGCCACGTTAAACTTGTCGAACATCGCACGATTGCCAACCACGACGAACTCGACGCATGGGAAAAGCAAGTTGTCGATGGTGGCGGTGAAGGTTTAGTCATTCGCCGCGCATCATCGAAATATCGTGGCACGTTTGGCGATGGCATGCTCAAGGTGAAACGCTTGTTTCCTGATATTGAGCGTTGGCAGGGATAGGTTCGCTAATTTGACATTGATCACCCGTCAGGTGATTAAATGGGCGTGAACTTAGCTGCCACAGGAAACGCCATTTATCAGTCGATCAAAGATGATGCGATGGCGATTGCGAAAATCAAAGGTGAGGCAAAGACCTTGGCTTTGTCGATTGCGACCAATCCAGAAGCATCAAACCAGATCACTTCAGCCACAGTTAATGGCCAATCCTTTTCGACTACATCCAGCATGACGCAGCTTCAACGCTTGCAACTGCTTCGCTGGGTAATCAAGTGCGCCGACAACTGCGGAACGATCTCGAAAACGCAGATTTCCATTTTCTGATATGCAAAGTTCAATCCTACTCGACCAATACGGCAATAACTACACCTTCGCACACGCTGCGAATCGGTCGAACCGTCGTGGCACTCAGTTTGATACTCGCAATGATGACATTGACCGACTGATCAACGCCACCGACCGTAGAACGCTTTGTGCATTATCGAACCGGCTATTCACCAACATGGGAGTGCCACGCGCTTGTATCCTTCAGAAAGCGGATTATTCAGTCGGTGAGGCATGGCTTCCAAGTTACCTCGGCACGCAAGATTCGGAGCAGGGTAAATTCGTAACCAACTTCATGCAGTCGGTTTGGTATCCACAATGTGACACACGCGGTGGAATCTTTGATTGGTGGAAACTTCTGGAACTCACATCAATCGGGATCGACCGAGACGGCGATGTATTTTGGTTGATGGTGAAAGGTGATGACGGATTCCCACGAATTCAACTCATTCCTGGCCATCGCTGCACAACTTCAGGTAAAAACAATTACTACGAAAAGGACAAAGTTCAAAACGGAGACTTTGCCGGGTTAGAAATCATCGACGGAATCATTTATTACGCCAGCGGCAGACCTGCGGCGTATCGGTTCATCATCGGCAAGGGAGACAACGAAAGAACCATCGACGTTCCCGCTTCTGATGTGATCCATATGTTCGACCCAACCCACACCGAGCAAGGTCGTGGATTACCAGCATTCACCCACGCGCTGGAGTCATTGAAAATGTCGCTACTTTCCACCGAGGACGAGCGCGTCAGACAACAAATCATCTCAAGACTTCACCTCACGATCTTCAACGAGGGAGGTTCACCTGATCTCGACGATCCAGAAACCGAATTGATCGGAGCCGCGAACGGTAACGGTAACTTCTCAACCAAACAATTCCCCGGCGGCGTAATGTATATGCCATCAGAAGGAGGTCAGCGCATCGAGCAGATGAAGCACGACAACCCCGGGCCGATATGGGAATCATTTCAAGACCGCATCAACCGTGACGCTATCATTCCCGTCTGGTCTTATTCCGTCTGGAAATCAACAGGGCAGGGAACAGCAGAACGCGGTGAGATCGTCAAATGCCGTCGATTTGTTACCAAGCGGCAAGGTCAACTATGGTATGCAGCCACCCGCGCCTTTGCTTGGGCTTACTCGGTATTCGCTGAACAAGGCAGATTGCCAATTCTCAAAGCTCCAACCAAATGGGATTTCTCCAAACCGCCTCGCCTATCAGTTGATGACGGCAGAGAATCCAAGATGGAACTAGACGAGGTTCGCACCGGCACTCGCAACATAAGCGAAGTTTTAGAAGCTCGCGGATTAAACGAAGAAGAATTTATCACACAACGCGCCAGAAGTGTCTGGATGCGTAAATATAAAGCGCAAAAAGTTGCGGAAGAAATGAACCAAAAATTCGGCGCGGATATCGAAGTCGAAGATCGTGAAATGTTCATGCTTACCCCGAACGAAATGGGAGAGCAGCCGCACGAAACAACCCAACCACAAAAACAAGATGAAGAATCTGACGATTGAAAACAAAACAGGGAAACTGAAGCTCAATGATTCAGTTCACAAAGACTCAGCCGATAAGTTGATTGATGAACTTGGCAGACTTTACGGACGCAAGGCCGTTGATGCTAAAATGCAGATCGGTAACATCGTATGCTCAGCGGATAACGCGCTGGAGCTTGTCGAGGTCGAAATCAATTCACCTGGCGGCAGCGTCATGGAAGGAACACGCATCTACAACGCACTGCGCGAAATGTCAGCCCGTGGCGTTATGATTGAAACCACCGTCAACGGATTAGCAGCCTCAATGGGTAGCGTGATCCTGATGGCTGGCGACAAACGCAAGATGACAAAGGTCAGCCAGATCATGATTCACGAAGCATCGACCACCGCATGGGGTGACGCTCGGGCAATGAAGCGCAATGCAGATTTGCTCGAATCTATCAGTTCTGAAATCGCTGATATCTATGCCGAAAGAACCGGTGGTGATAAAGACGAAATCCGCAATCTGATGTATGCGGAAACTTGGATGAACGCAGATAAAGCCATCGCGCTTGGGTTCATTGATGAGGTTCTCGACTATAACAAAAAAGATGCAAAAGCCGAGGCGTTTGACATTGAAACACAAAAACCTGAAAACAATGACATGACTCTTTTACAACGTCTATTCCCTGATAACGATCAAGTCGCACAGCTTGAGGCACAAATTTCTGAAAACGATTCGCTTCGTGCTGAATTGGATTCGATCAAAGCAGAGCGTGATGAGCTTAAAGAGCAATCCGCAGTTCTTATCGAAAACAAAGTCGTGATCGACGGTCTTACCACTGAAAACGAAAGCGTTAAAACCGAACTTGAAACCGCCAAAGCTAAAATCGAGGAGTTGGAGAAATCCACCCCAGCCGCAGTCGTTCAAGAGCTTGCATCAATCGGTCAACCAGCACCAATTCCAACTAATGAGGAAGCATCTGGTGAGATCGACCACATCAAGGAACTTTCCAATCTCAAAGGTTCGGCAAGAACAGCTTACTATAACGAGCATCAAGCCGAGATCAAAAAACAACTCAAAAAGTAATCTCACAATCTCAACTAACTAAATCAAATGGCCACCATTTCATTCAACGACACCATCTTTGCACAAGAGGCTCTCAAAGCCTTTACCGCAAAGCTCGCCCCACTTCGCGCATTCTCCCGTTCTCTTGACGATTCCGCAAGAGGCAAAGGCGATGCCATCGTGGTTCCTTTCATCTCCGCGATGACTGCAACGACTTTCAATAGCTCGACCGCTAACTATCAAACTGGCGGCGGTGCGGTTACTCATAACACCGTTAACCTTAACCAGCACAACATCGTTACCTTCGACATCACCGACCTTCAGAACGCAAACAGTTCTGGCGCACGTTTTGACGAACTCGCCATGCAAGCTGGACGCGCACTCGGTCAGAAAGTTCTTGAGAACATCTGGAAACTGATCACCACCACCAACTTCGGTGCCGCTTCGGTCACGACTCTTGAGGCTAACTACGGTTTGTCCCAACTCATCGCCCTCCGCGCTGTTCTTGCTGGTCGCAACGTCGATGTTGATCCCGGTGTTTGCTCTTTCATCCACAACACAGTTGTCGGTGCATCGCTGCTCGGTTCCACCAACGTGCTTCAAGCCTACGCAATCGGTGACAACCAAGCCGCTCGCCAAGGAACTCTTGGTCAACTCGTCGGATTCCCAACCTACGAAACCAACATCCTGCCGACCGCTTCCACCTCGCTCGTCTGCTTTGCTGCACACCCTGACGCAATCAGCGTGGCAATGCGCTACCTTGAGCCGCAAGCCGGTTCCGAGTATCTCGCAGTCGAACGCGCTGCCGATCCATCCGGCATCGTTATGGGTTATCGCCGTAGCTTCGACCAAGCAACTGGTCAAATGTTCGGTGCTTTCGAGTGCCTTTACGGAACCGCAACTGGCTTGACCCTCGGTCTTGCTTTCGGAACCAAACCATAACTCTCTCAGTATAGTTCGTAGTTCATAGTTCGGAAAACACCGCCCCGTAAAAAAGGGCGGTGTTTTTTTGTTGCCAAATATAAAGCACCAAAGGAAAGCGGTTTTGAATGAAAGAAAAATTAAGTCTGTCAGTCATCGCAGGTAATGTTGAAAATTACATTGAAAGGTTTTTAGACGCTTTTCAGCCATACTTCGACGAAGTTGTTATCGTTAGGGCAATCGGAAACCAAGAGCCAGACAACACGCTGGAGATCGCCAAGAAAAGAGGATGTATCACGGGCGAATACTTCAACACCAACAACGAATGGACACACGTTGACGATTTCAGCGCGGCTCGGAATGTGTCACTTGAACTCACAACAGGCGATTGGGTGATGTGGGCTGATACGGATGACGTAATGACCAAAGATTCAGCCTTGCAAATCAGGAAGTTGATTTCAGATATACACGCCAAAGATGTTCACGGGGTATTGATGCGATACGTCGTTCCGGAAGATAACATCATCAACTGGCGCGAACGGGTTTGGCGCAAAGGATCAGCTAAATGGGAACACCCTGTTCACGAATGCCTGAAGTTTAGGGATGGAACAAAGCACATGAGATTCGACGGCGCAGAGATTATTCACGCCAGCGAAAAACGCAGCGCATCGAGAGACGAGCGCAACCTGAGAATCCTAAACTCAATCCCAAAATCCGACCGCACCGTCTCACAGAAATTCCACACGTTCCAAAGCCTGATCGCGTTGGATC